CTCTAATAGTATTCAGTTTCGATGCTTTAAGAATAGCTGTATACAGGTTATATTCTTTTAAAAGCTCGGTGCCAGTAAAGAATTTCTTTATAATTCCAACAGCTTTTGAATCCTGATTAGCGATCATATCTGCAGTGATCTGTCTAACAAGTAGTTCAAATAAAATACCTGGATTCTTATACTTAGAATGCTTTCTTATAGTCCCCATATTAGGTTTAGTATGATACTATTTATAAATAGTCACGATTAGTCAATATCCTTTATAATTTTATCTTCATCTAAAAGATCTGAATCTTCAAAGAGGTTAATCCTACGAGTTACACCTAATCTACCTAATGTTGATTTAAGTCCGCTGTAGATTGCTTTGGTGTGAGCATTCTCTAATGCAAGAGGTGATCCACCTTGGTATCTACTTGATAATCCACCATCTTCACCACTCGCCGGTTTAGCTTTTAAGTCATATGTTCCCATTCTATCTCTACCTAATGGATCATTCGGTGTGTTAATGAATGAGTTCTTCTCTTCAGGTCTACCTGGAACTCTAACTGGTTCGTGTGGATTCTTTTCGTTGTATCCAACCGGTACATTAGCTGCTGCGGTATAGTTGGCATTTCCACCATACATACTTGCAATTTGATGTGGTGTACCAAAAGCTTGACCAGATTCAAGAGGGTCATTACCTTCTGCTTCAATTTGGTCATATCTAAATTTCCTTTTCTTGTCTTCTAGTATCTGTGCTTTAACGTCATCTAGCTGATCATCGCTTAATTGGAAGATTTTATCGTAGATCCAATCAGTTGGGAAGATACTTGCTTCCATCATCTGACTAGCTAGGTCTACCTTCTCTTTCATTAGAGCAATTCTTTCTTGGTCATAGATGATAGATGGTGTTGTTAGAGACAAATCAAAGTTTGCAATTGATTCATCAGTGTATCCCTGTGTATATAAGTGTACTAGAGCTATTTTAGTCAACTCTGACAGTATAATACGTTGGATACGTTCAATAGTACGTGCAAAACGAATATCTTCTGCCGCTAGCGTAGCTTTACCTGTTAAGTCTTTTTCATACCCCATGAAGGCTTTAGGTATTTTTAATGCAGCAAACAGCTTATCTCTTAAATATCCAACGTCTTCTATACCGTTATACTGTAGTCCTGGTACAGTTTCAATACGTGTTGCTGTATCATTACCTCTCACTGGAATGAAATAATCTTCTAGTAAGTTTTGCATGTTGTATTTAAGGTTATATTGACCGGTTTGAGGGTCGATATAAGGTATTTTCTTCATCTTAGAGATCATTCTTTGCATGTAAGTCTCAACCTCATTTGGCGGAATAGCACCTACGTTAACAAAGTAAGCTCTCTTATCCGGGGCACGTACGATACGATGTATCATCATTGCATCCTCCATTAAAACCATTTGTTTGAAGATCTTTCTACCTGGTTCTAAGTAAGATCTACCGTAAGGTAGGTAGTTAACATCACCTATAAGTCTGAAGTGTGCCATTTCGTAATTCTCAAAATACATTGAATCGGCTTGGCCTATCAAATTTGCATAAGAACCTACATACCCACTACCTCCTCCCGATACCGCAGTAGGGTCGTATTTGAATCTTACATAAGTTGGATTTCTTAAATCAACACCTTCTTCCCTAAGTATGGTATAGGATGAGAATGGTATTACGTTAAATACACCTACTGTCTCGGCTATTTCTAGTTTTAAGTAGAAATCACCAAATTTACACATATTCCTAATCCACGACCATAAATTAAACTCAATGTTTAATACATCGTAGAATAGGTTATAGAGGATCTTTTGTACGTTTTCATCTGCTGATCTGATTTGAAGTACTTCTCCAGATTCATTCTTTAAAGTACATTCATCTGCTATAATATCGAGTGCTGATGCTACAATTGCATCTGTATCCATAGCCTCGTAATCAGCATATAGCTGAATACGCATGGATTGGTAGTTCTGTGCGGTGTTAAGATTGTAAGCGTAAGAGTTAGAAGTCGTGTATACTCTGTTAAATCTATCAACTAAAGCATTTGTTTGTAGTACACCGTTGGTTTGAATACTGTCTGTATCTATTACTTTTACTTGATTTCCACCTACGTTTCTAATTACGACGTCAGTTGAAAAAAGTCTCTTTAACCTACCGAATAAGTTATTATCTGCCATTATGTTGTTTTTCTATATAAATAGTATGTCTATCCTAGTACCCAGGTAATATCTTCTTGTTGACCGTAGGGATTAGGCATAGTGTATGGGTTTTGCCCATTAAAAGTTGAGGGTTGATATATTTGATATCCGTAGTTAGATTTAGCCATTCCACCTAGAGTAGCTCTAGATAAATCTTGTCCTACTTGTTGGAATCTTAATGAAGTATCCCTTAGAAATAGTCCAATTGCAAATGCCATTACAAGGTCATCATTATATCCGTCTTGGGCTTGTGCTTTGCTATTCTTCCATATAAATGTTCTTAGTTCTTGTAGTAACCTTTTTGATTGAATTGTACAAACTTTTTCTTGTATATAGGATTTCATCTTGGCTACTACTAAAGGTCTAGTCTTTAACGTAGTAGAGAAGCCGGGTACCATTCCATCTCCTTTATCGAATTTTGAGATATAAACCTCAATATCTGTCATAGCTGCATCAGATTTTGGAGAGTAATATAAATTACGATACTCTCTATGAACTGCCGTCTGGACTACATCCCACCCTATTCCTGTATTTTCTATTACAAGTAAAGCATCATTGTATTGAGCAGCTACTCCTACAATTAAATTACCGAAATCTCTTGTATCTAGTTGACCTTTATATTCGGCTACTTGCTTAGCATCTTCGATATCCATAACATGAAAAGTAGAATAATCTCGTCCATCCCCTCTAGCCACGTCGGCTACTAGTACGTAAGTTCTACTGTAGTCTGGCATCTCCCATATCCAAATATTACCGTCAATTCCTGTTCTTTGAATAGGTTCTCTAAGTGAGGTGGTTTCGTACCAACTGAGAATTTCTGGTTCAATCACTGTAGCACCTGAGGTAGAAAAATTAGTATCACATTCCTGTGCTGCCTCTCTTACTCCTAAAGTTTTATCCTGTTCATCTCTCCAAGTTTGATTTCTTTCAGGGTGAACAGTCCAGGGTAAAGCTATGGGTACAAATTTGTTTTCTTTGATTTGTGCATTAGTATAAGTCTTATGAAACCAGTTACCTGTACCGTTCGGTGTTGAGATAGCAAAACATTGACCTCCGGTTGCTAAGGTTTGTTGGGCGGCAGTAAAAATTGTATCAATATTATCGATAAAGGCTGCCTCATCAAGTAACAGTAACGATACTGCTTCAGAACGACCTGCATCTGGGGATGCTGCTACTGCTTTTACTTGTGATCCATTTGCTAGTCTTAGACTTAATCTATTGTCTTCGACTGCTTTTACTTTTAACCACGAAGGTAATTGATCATAGGCAAACCTAATCTTGGTTACCATGTTCTTGGCCGTTTCTTGCTTGGTTGCTATTACAAGGATGTTCTTATCTTTTTGAAACAGCATCAACCATAATGCATAAGCAGAAGATAGAGTTGATATACCTAACTGTCTTGATTTGTTAATTATAAGATATTCTTTGCTTTGAAATAGACGTAGGACTTGTTCTTGAAACTGGTATAAGTTAAATTGTATACGACCACGTTGTGGATGTTGGATCATGTAATACTTCTTCATAAAGTACACCGGATCGGTAGCACATTTAACGAATTCCTGTCTGATTATATCTTTTATATTTGCTTCGGACATTAATCTCTTTTATATAAATATATCAAAAAGTAGTCAAACTGTATATTTACATAAATAAAAAAACCTAAACCTAAAAAGGATTGGGCTGTTTACACATTTGGTCTAATAAATGTTCAGACTTAGTGGTCCGAAAGGTAACACTAATTATTTTCTAAAACTTTAATCTTTTTCAGCTGTACCGGATGAGTAGTTAGCTGTTATATTTCCATCAAGAGCTATAAGAAAACACTCATATACTTTACCGTTAAAATTTACGGTAAAATTAAGTATTTCTTCTGAACCAGGATTTTTATTTAAAACGTTATCACGTGATTCGTGAGGTTGTCCTTTTGGATTTGCTGCAATAACGTACCTAGTTTCTCCTTTACCTTCAACTGTAGTAGGTGTTAACGTTATTCTAAATCTACCGGGATTAATATTAATTTGACACTCGTACCTAGTTTTACCGTCGGAGTGACTTTTTAACCAAGAATTTACTTCATCAAAAGATGTAAATGTCCGTTCTACTTCTTTTTTCTGCATATTTACTTACTTGTTACCTAAATCATGCACTTTACTCTGGGCATTACCACTTAATGCACTGGTTGCTAAAGCACCAGCTAATGCAGCTTTTTTTAAAAAACCTGCCTCTTTAATATTATTATTTTCAGATTCATATAGAGGTTTAAGACCGGCTAATTGCTGCATTCTTTTTAATTCATCCATCTTGGTTATATTTTATATTATTTCAATGTTAATACTAAGGCTATTACTACTGATGCACCTATTATTACACCTTTAGTTATACGTTTCAAAATAGTATTATCGTGTTCAAGTTGATTGGCACGAGTTTCCATAACGGTAAACTTAACATCTTTTTCTCTAAGACGGTCTTCATATAAAGTATTCTTATCTTTACATTTAGTAAAGATGGTATCTTTTTGAAGACTTATTTGTGTAGTTAAATTTAACTCCTGTTTTACTTGATATAAAACTGCTTTTACACTATCACCTACTACTAGGTCTTTAGCTATCTGCTTTGCAGCATGAAAAGGTATTCTAATTGTATCCTCTTTACATGGGATACTTTTACCGTCTAGATCTACACAACGAGTTTGTGCGTTTAAGCCTACTGTGATAAGTAGAAGTGTGACTATTAATAACTTTTTCATTTAATATGCGTATCTTGTTTTAAAAAAAGAATCTAATTGTTGTACACCAAACTTATCAATATAAGTAATAGTATCGTGATAATGTCTGTTTATAATGACTGTGTTAGATTTAATTTTGGATATCGTATCCTCCATTCCACTGATTCTATCTTCATGTTCATTGATAGCAGAATCTATTAGAAACTGTTTGTGTTTTAGTGAATCGTCTATTCTATTTAGAGAATCGATTTGCTGTTGAATAGTAATAGGAGGTGTTAGTCTAGATGTTGTAATCCAAACTGTTACACCTACTGTCAATATTATTGCGATAACAACTAGTGCTGATTTTAACATAAAGTAACTATTTCTTGCGTTCTGCTAAAATTTTACCTACTTCAAGACGAATAGCACCTCTTAGTCTAGATTCATACAAAGCTTCTTCGTCTCCCACCTCTTCTTCACTTCCACCCATACCCATTGATTTTTCGATATCGGCTTGTAGATTTTTAATTTGTTGAGGTATGTTACCGATTTCTTCTTTGTACTCACCTATTGAGATTTCTCCTGATTTAAACTTAGCTAAGATAGCATCTTTTTGCTGGATAAGTCTAGCTAGTTTAGCTTGTTTACCACCTGCTTTCTTTTCTACTGTCTTGATATCCTTTATTGAAGGTTCTTTTTCATAATCTTCACCATCGTCTTCTGGTTTATCCCAGCTATCTACTACGTCGTCATCGTCTTCCATAACTTCTTCGATATGATCACTTTCAAACTCATAAAGAGATTTAATACCAGCTAATTGCTGTAACTTAAATGCTTCTTTTATTAACTCTTGTTTTGCCATTGTTTAATTAATTTATAATAAATAGGCATAAAAATTAATTACCACCTTCTAATCTTGGATCAATTGGTATAAAAGTTACTTTACTGTCATCTTCTAATTCAGACCACTTATCTTTCGAATAAGCTACACCGAATATAAAATACTCGTCTTTACGTTTAGAATCTTTGGGGTACTTAATGGCAGGGCCATCTAAGGAGTGGGGGACCGGTTTCTTACCAGGGGCTGTATACGTGTGCAGGACTACACCATCCGGCGTCTTGATTGTTTTGAATGCTTCTTCCATATCTATATCTATTTTGATAAAGGTATGAAAGTATTTTCAGATTAGCAACTTTATTATGATATCTTTACAAATACAGAAGAATATTCTGTATTAGAGCTAGCGTAGTTAAATAAATCTCTTGCAAAACTATCTTGGTCTTCTTTGTCTAGATTATCTAGTTGACCTAATAGTTCCATGTTAAAATAGTTACTTGTTCTACTTCCTAATCCGGCTTCTGTGAATTGTTTTGTAAATTCTTCTAAGCTAACCTTAGGGTCTAGGTCTGTAGCCTGGTAGTGTTTATAGAAGTGATTAATAAACTCTTTACTTGGTTTACCGCATTGAGTTAATACTTCCTGCTGTGAGGATAGTGGTGTATTCGTAATAGAAGTTAATATAGCATTTATTGCTTTAAATCCTATCTTACCACCTGCTGCTCCTTCACCTTTTATCTCACCCATCCATCCGGTTATGTTCTGAAAGTTTCTAAATTGAACTGTTCCTTTGGTTGTGATAAGATAGATATCTTTTGCTTTAAAGATGTTTTCGTTCTTATCTTTTATACCTTCATAGGTAATTTTTTTCTTTTCGTTTGCTTCTCTAGACAGGTTATTAACCTCTGATTTACAGCTTGACACACACTTCTTAAGTGATAATCCGATCAGTCTTTCATCTTTAAAAAGCTCTAAAAGTAAATCATTTAACTCATCTATATCTTCAGGGAAGTCTTCTTCATTAACATCTTCGGTAGCCATCCAAATATCAGATGGATTCCATTTATTAATGTTTAGACCTACTTTTGCTTGGGGTAAAGCTTTTTTAGCTGCACGATCTATCTTAGTAACGATGCCTTTTCCTCTGTAGAATTTATAACTCTTATGATACTTCCCAGCAACTACATTAGCAATATTAACCATTGTAGATTGCCATGATGTACTATTCTCAATAAACTCAATAACTTTATCAATAGGTTCAGATACCTCTACATCACTTGCTACGTCTTTTAGACTTTCTTCTTCTAGATCTGATACTTCTAAATCACTACCTTTATGGTACCGAAGTGCTAGGACTAGACACTGTGCTGATTCTTGTAAAGCAGTCTGTGCAGCACCACCGCCACGACCTTTGCTACTTCCAAATTCTTGAGTCTTAGCTAGTTCACTAAGTTTATGTCCTAGTCCAGCTATATCATAGAACTTAACATTAGTTAACTCCTTATACTTCTTACCTCTTAGAAGGTCAATAAACGTAGAGCTGGTCTCAGGATTAACTACAATTTCGTCACCGTTAACTAAAGCGATAGGTTCTTCTCCTTCTATCTTTTTCAATAAAACTTCACCTCTATCCACGTACCCGGGTATAGGTTTGAGTAGAGTTGTTGAGTTTAGAGAAGAAACTTCTCTTAGTATATCTATTAGTTTTATCATTAAGATTCAGTCTTTTCTTCTTCTGCTTGACTTGGTGGTGTTTCAGGTTGAGGTGGTTCCGGTTGTCCACTTGGTGATGAAGGTGAACCTCCTCCAACTTCCGCAGGTGTTTCATTATGTGCTACTTCTTTCTCTGGTCCTTCTATGTTAGTAGGTGCACCTAATTCTAATAGGTGTGCAATTGCTAGAGTAGCTCTTTGTCTTTCTCCTAGAGTTAGTAGGTAGTATCTTTTAGCTTCAATTTTAGCTTCGTAAGATCTACCTAAGTATCTTAAATAAAAAGATTGGCCATTATGTAGGACAATTTTGAATGTTGTAGGTTTAGGTGCAATTACATACACACCTGTAATATAATCAGGGTAATCATTAGTTAATAACATAGCAAGAGTCTCTCTTAGAGAAGGGTACTTACTTAATATAAACTGTACAGGATCTTCTTCGAAAGATCTAGCAGGTTTTAGTGGTCCCGGTGTTGTTATATCTTCACCTTCTCTTAAGTACTTACGAACTTCTTGTTCAATAAGATACTTTAATACTTGCTTTGTTTGCATTACTTTCTTTTTCTTTCTGTAATATATTCAGTCGGTATTGGTTCTTCTTCGTAGTTATCTTCTTCCCAGTCACTACCCATTTCTGTTGCTTCTTCTGTTAACGATTCTTTTACTGAATGAATATAATCTGAAGATAAGGTAATATATGATGCGATCCAACCTGGAATTTTGTCATTTGGGCCTAACATTTTATATACCTTTACGGCATTCATAATTAGGTCTTTTAACTCACCTTTAGCCATTTTACCGGTATGGTTATGGCCTTGAGTCCAATCTGTAGATTGTCTCTCACATTCACCGCATTCTTTTAGATACTGTTTTAGTGTCATTGTTATATTTTTTATTTTGTAAAATATAAATCGGATTCTGCTTTTCTACGTCTTTGTAATCCTTTAATATGTTGTCCAGAAGCCATATCCCACTTTAAAAATTCATCTTTAATTGTAGGATCGCTAGGATTAGCATTAACTTTCTTTCTTAAGGTAGAACCTTTTAGAGCTCCTTCACCTAAGTTGTAAGCAAATGATACTAAAGCACCAAATTGATTAGGTGTTAGAGTGTCTATAATAAGAGCATCTACGAATTTAGTCTTTAATTCTACTTCCCATTTCAGAAATTCAACCGCTTGTGCTTCAGTAAGATCAGGATCACCCACCTGTACTTTCTTACCTCCCATATATGTCGGGGGATATTGAATTGTTCCATATCCAATAGTGTCAACTCCTTTAGGATCAATTGAATCATGGTATGCTTTTGCTGAAAAACCTTCAAATGATTTAATTAGGTTAATGCAGTTATCGTTTATTGTTATCATTGTTTTTATATAAATAGTTGTTACTTTATCTTACGTACTGATTGTGATGGTATAAAAGTGGTTACACCATTTACGTGTTTAATTAGACTTATAATCTCTTCTGCTTGCTGTTTACCAAAGGAGGTAAATGGATACGGATCAATCTTTACTTTTAATTCTTCAGTGTAAGACGGATTATTGGTTGGGACATCATTAGGTTGTCCTTCACCTCTTATAGCTGTTACTCCTTCAATAGCTCTTATATCGGCTAGTATACCACCTAGAGTACGTCTAGTTGTATTAACAGTTAATTTACCGATCAATTGATAGGTTGTAGCAGATGCTTCTTCATTAAATAGTTCTACCAGCTTTATCATGTATTCCTTTAATTATAAATAGCTACCGAATTTTATTCTCTTCCTCTCCTTTTTTAACTATTCTTTTATAGTTGGCTTTTACTGTACCTGGTTTACTGTTTGTAGCAATGTATACTAAGCAGATTTTATCTTTACCCGGTACATCTATTTCAAGATACCGTTTTATATAATCACCTACGTGTACACCTTCTCTCTTATCAAGAGTTTCTACATCAGATTTAGATATCAACCAAACTGTACCCTCTACATGATCATCATTACTCTCACCTCTTACTATCGTATCGACACCTTTTTCATTTACGACTCTTTTCCATCCAAATAACACTCCATCGGAATATTTGACAGCATCTGGACATCTACGTTTCATTCTCTTATGTTCCATATTAGAACCATAAGCGAAATAAAAAATAGTAGGTTCAGTCGATTCTTTTAATATGTCTAATAGTTTAATCATCCGAATCTCTTGGTTTAACGGAGTCTAAAATTATTACTTCTATCTTTGGTTCGTAATCGTCTGGTAATCTATTATCATATCCTTTAAATTCAGAGTGTGCTGATGTGCCTCTATATACGAATTTAAGTTTGTTTAAGTTCATCATGATTTGACCTATAGTACGCATTTTATGAATATTATCATGTCTGAATGGATTCATAAAAGGATCAGATTCAGTTTGTTTAGCCATTGCATCCAATACTTCATTCCAATCTTCTACTTCATCTAGGTTTCTTGCAGCTAAATCTCTTCTTGATAATGATGATCTTCTTTTAACACCTTGAGTATAACCTGCATCTTCATGGGCGATACCGTGGTTTGATCTTGTGTGTACTTTTTCTTCTCTGTCTAACTTAGTTATAATAGGTGTATTCCTACTTGTAGATTCAACATTGTAACTAACTTTTGGTGTAGCTACCATTACGTGTCCTTTCACACCTACGTCTTTCTTGTCTTCACCTACATAAGATATTATTGATTCAATTGCATCTCTAATAGAGTTCTGTTTTAATGCATGTCTAATCTTAAGACCATCAGTTGATGTAATTTTTTTCTCAGTAGCATCGTAATTACCTTTTTGTTTCTTTTCTATCTTATCACTTTCTTTTTCATCTTTATCTACCAGTAGACTTGAATTTACAATACCAATACCATGTTCATTCATACCTTCACACCAGTCTGTATCTTCATCTAACCAATATACTACTTCAACACCGTCCATTAATTCATGAACAATACGTATTTTAGCAGTATAACCTCTATCTCTATTTTTAGTTAATACAGTATCACCGTCCATATGAACTGCTGCAATAACACATTCTTTTAATAGATCAAGTAGCTTTATCATGCTTATCTATGTTTTATAAGTAATTCACCTAGAACTTCAATACGTCCAACTAATTTCTGAAAAGCTATCTGTTCAATATTCATTTTCTTCTTAGTAGAATCGTATAGTTCTTTTACAAGATCTTGATACTCTTCTTCTGCTTTTTCTAGATCTAACTTACCTTCAGATGCTTTTTTATAATAAGGAAGCTTCACTTTAAAATGATAATAAGTCAACATAGAAGGTCCACCTTTTTCTTTAGCGTTATCGGCTATCTTTTCTGCACCACCAAATCTTTTATCGGCAAATTCTTCAAAAGCTTTTTCCGGTACGGTCTTATCTTCTAGTATTAATTCAGTTAGTTTTATCATAGTTTTAACAGTGGTAGTTTAAATATCTCTGTAATGCTTTTGCGTAATGAGTACCTTTATTTTTTAGTTTAGCTTTTGCAGATCTTACTCTTGTACAAGAAAGTTTACCTAATCTATTCTTTAGAATACCAGGTTGAACCGGGTCATCAATTACTTCTTTTACCTCGTGGAGTATATCAATTAGCTTTATCATTTTGTTTTGCCCCAAGTTTTACCTTTACCTGATCTACTACATTGTGATGGTGTTGGTCGGCAAGAAGGATATTTTGCTCTAGTCTCACCATCCTGTCTTCCGCATGGTTTACATTTTTTCTTACCGTCTACTTCATGACAGGTATTACAATCCACCCAGCCTCTATGTCCTTCACCGCCTTTTCTTGAAAACCATTTATGTAGAGATTCTTCTTCTTTTAAGTCTTTCCAAATCTCACCTTTCCTGCATCTCACAATTGCACCAGATCTATAAGCGGAAGGCTTATCGTATCTACGACGGGCAATTCTTAAGCATCGGTCTTCTTTCTCTTCAAGAATTTCTCTTAGTATATCTATAAGTTTTACTCTCATACTTACTTACCAAGCTTTACATGACCAGTAATTTGCACGATCTCGTGGTCCTGGGTTTTGACAATGGTGTCTTGCTCTATATGATCTACGTCTTGCAGGTATATGTTTCTTAATTCTCATATTCTTATCACCGAAGTTCACCTTTACGACGTTACCTTTTGCATTCTTAACATAAACAGATCTCTTCTTAGGTCCACCAGGTGTTAAAAATGGTTTACCTAGAGTCACTTTACGTCCATGATATTCAGCCTCTACTAACTTATCTTTGTGTTTAATAAGATATTCAGCTAGACAAGATGGGCAATATGAATCAGTTTCTAGTAACATATTAGTGTAAGAATTTAAGCTTATACTTAGTACTTTCAATCAAAGCCACTAAAGTATCCACTTCGTTTTGAATATAAGAATCTTGTGGGATTACTTGTCTTGTTGTTTCTACGTACTTATCCAGTGCTTCAAAATATACTAGAGGTTGATTATCCTCTTTGAATGTAGCCTGACCGCTGTAGTCTCTTAAAATACCGTACCTACCTTGATATGATTCTACTAGGCCATCGGCGATTTCTATAATCTCTTCGTAGTATTCCTGTAGAGCTTTATGTGCTGCATAAGAATCTGTTTGGAGGTGAAAAATGTGAGCTTGTGTTCTCGATGCAAATAGCATTGAGATAAATTGTGCAAATTCTTCCATACTTATTTATCTTCTTCTAAAGGTTTTAATTGTTTCTTAGCTGTTTCCACCATCTTATGTTTACCACGTAATTCTTTAATACGTGCCATTATCTTTTCTGCTTCTTCATGGTGATGATCGGCTTGGTCTGGTTCTTTTTTAACCATTCTCATATGCTCTTCAGCTTTCTTTTGAAGCTTATCGATGGTTTTCTGAAGCTTAGTTGTTACCTCTTCTTTCTTTTCCTCTAGAGATTTAGCACTATGGTACATATCAGTTAATAACTGTTTACCGGCTTTTTCAGCATCTTCTTCTTCTGTATAGAATCCATGTACAGCGTCAGGAGCTAGACCGGATCTACACATATCTACAAATTGGAATGGGTCACATGAAGTGACAATATCTTGGATAGAAGATTCGTGTGAGGTTGGTTTCTGTACAACCCAGAATTCAATAGTATCAACCGGATGAGTTCCTACTACTGATTCTTTTTGTACGTGTTTAGGTAGGCCTTTTAGCTTAGTATGTGCGTATTTTTCTAGTTCAGCTTTTGACATGTGTGACATTGCTTTGGCTGGACTTTTTATACCTTTGGTGTTATGTTTTTCTTTTGCTGCTAATGCGATTGCTGCAGTGCGTTGCTGTGCTTGAGAAGTTGCTGGCATAAAATATCTATCTATTTTGATAATAAATAGTTTAGATCTCCTGTTCCTTAGCTTTTTTTATTTCTTCTCTAACTCCATTAAAGTCTTCTGATTTAAGTTTGACTTTACTCCACTCCTCTACTACTCCGTCTTCGGATACAAAGGAAGTAGTTTCGTTTAACCACCCATCTAGAGCTCTTTCTAGATCTTCTAGTACGGCATTTTTATTACCATTTAGGATAGCTTTTTGGTATGCTTCGAATTTACCTTCACGCTTTAATTTTGCTTCATTTTCAATAACGCAATCAAAGCAAGTTTGATGAATGGCATACATTTTTTTATTTAGTTCAGTAAGTTTTAATGCTTTACCACAGTTTGGACATGCTAGAGGTAATACTAGTAACTTTTTTAGAGAATCAAACTTAGTAACAGTCTGCTTTACCCCATTTTTAATTGTCCAAGTTCTACCTTGTTCTTCCCAAACATCACCTTCTTTATAGTCTTGTCTAGATTTTTCGTATCCGGCCTGTAATGAAGTAGCTGCCGAAGCATTACCGGTTAGTAGGTTTCTTGCTCTTTGTACATCTTTTTTACTAAACTCTTTCTTAAGTACAGTTTCTCTTTGCATAACGGTTTATTTCTATTAATTAATAACCTAAATCTTTTAATTTCTGGATTGTATTAGCAGCTGATGTGTGATGTATTGCTGTTCCTCCTGCTAGTTGCCATCTTCTACAGCTGTCTATCCTATCATCGATTAAGATATCACCTTCTTTGGCTAGATCTTGCTTTTGTTCTGCTGCTTTTAGATGTAAATCTACACCAGGTAAGTGTTTTTTCATCCATACCTTCTTACCAATTCTCGATGATTCATCTCTTGACGGTGCCGATAAGATGCTTGGATGGAATTTCTTAATGTGATCCCATAATTCCTTACCGTCAGGCATCCAATCTAGGTTAGACCAAAACGGTACACCTGCTTTTGTGATTGGCTCCCAAAACTCTCTAGCATTATACCCAGAATTAACACCGGGAG